GAAAAAAAATAAGGAAATTAGAGGAAAAATATAAAAGAAGTTTTAAAGATTATTTAAGTGGTGGGGTAGATTATGGGTATTCACCAGAGAAATTTTAATCCCCAAAACAAATGACAGTGGGATTGGTAGGGTAGGCAGGGAAGGCAAAGGAATAATGGAAATAAAAAAATTAAACCCACAGGAGATACAAGAACTAAATGTCCATGCGGCACAGAGAGTATTGGCGGAAAATGCTAATTTGCTTGTGGATATAGATAACGAGTTATTTATTGCCACACAGCAGTTAGGGGAAGCAAGGATAAAGGTAGAACAATTAAAGAACAAGAAATCTACTGTAATTGAACAGAATAGGGCATTAAAGAGTGTGATTAGTAATGGCTGAGGATAACGAAAAAACGTCTAAAAATCGTGAATATACAGACAAAACAGGCAAGTTTAAAAAAGGTAATCCCGGTAAACCAAAGGGTGCTAAAAGTTATTTAACCCTACTTGAAGAAGCATTAGATAAGGAAGCTCAAGAAGCGGGTATTACTTACTGGGAGAGATTAGCGCAGTGGTGCTTTACTAATCCTAAATCAGCAGTAGCAGTATTAAAAAAATTCATACCCGATAAGACACAAACCGAACTCAGTACACCGGAGCCAATAGCAGCTATTTTTAAGGTTATTACTAATGAAGATAATAAAGACGACAAAGATATTCCAATGGCTGATAGAGAACAGGAAGAGGATTAACTTACTTGTAGGTGGTGCTGGCAGTTCTAAATCTTACTCACTTACACAATTTTTTATAAAGAGCTTTTATCAAGACAAAGACACAAGATTTTTAGTAACAAGAAAGACTACTCCGGCTTTAAGGATTTCAGCTTACAAACTATTTATTGACCTGCTTAAGGAATACGGCTGGCCCTACAAGTTAAATAAAACTGAAATGACCCTGCAGTATGGAAGCAATGAAATACTGTTTAAGGGAATGGATGATCCCGAAAAGATTAAGAGTGCCGAGTTTAATAAAATCTGGATGGAGGAAGCTACTGAATTTACATTAGACGACTTCCGGCAGTTGAGCTTAAGGCTGAGGCGCAAGACTGATACCATTAATCAGATGTATTTATCCTGTAATCCAATAAGTGCCTTACATTGGATAAAAACAGAACTTGTTGATAAGGGGCTTGTAAATTTAAAGCACTCTACTTATCTTGATAACCCGTTTTTAGACGAGCAGTACATAGCCGAGATAAAAGACTTAATTAACCAGGATAAAAACTACTATAAGATTTACGCTCTCGGCCAGTGGGGCGTACTTGAAAATATCATCTATAGCGGGTGGAAAACCTTTAGCAAAGTTGAAGATAGGGAAGGCACGAGATATATAGACGGGCTAAAAGTAGATGACGTAACTTACGGCCTTGACTTCGGATATTCAAATCCTGCCTGTCTTGTTGAAATAAACTGGGTAGAAAATAACTTTATTGTAAGGGAGCTTCTATATCAGGACAAGCTCACAAACGCTGAACTTATAGAGCGTGTAAAGAAGTTAATCCCTGAAGATAAAAGATACAGGGAAATTTACGCTGACAGCTCCGAACCGGACAGGATCAACGAGTTTTACTTTGCCGGATTTAATATCCATAAGGCACGAAAAGATGTAACAACGGGAATTGATTACTGTAAGGCGCATATGCTCGGAGTAACCGCTGACAGTGTAAATGGGATTAAGGAACTGCAGGGCTATAAGAGGCGGGAAGATAAGGACGGCCACGTTATGGAGGAGCCAGTAAAATTTAACGACCATTTTTGCGATGCCATGCGTTATGGGGCTTACTCAAAATTAAACATAACAGGCGATTCTAAGGTAGCTGATTATTCATTTAGGTAAGGAAAATTATGATAGATTTAAGAAAATTAATTGAGCTTGTTTACCCTGAAGAAACCAAAAACAATACTTACTCGGTTTTTACCGAAGCACAACTTGAACAGTTAAATAAACTGATAAAATTTGCGGATTACTACGATAACAGGGTATTTAAATACATTGAAAACGAATACCCGGAGTACAGGAAAACAGGTGAGCGGACACCTTCACAGGTCCCGGTAAACTACTCTCGGTATATTGTAAATAAGCTCACTAACTGGCAGTTTGAAAAGCCGGTTGATATTACGGTTAGTACCGAGAAGAAAACCAATGAGAAGAAAGCGGAGAATACTGAAAAGGATTTATACGAGATTCACAAGCAAAACAATATGGACTTAAAGCTCCAGCAGGCAGCCAAAGAGTGTAATATCTCTGGCGGTGTGGCTTTCAAGATGATTTATGATTCCGAAAAGGGTATAAGATTCCTACCTCGACCCCGTATTGAGTGTTTTCCCATAACTGAATTTGATGACTATGAAAAGTTGGTTAAGGTGCATTTTGTAGCTTTCCAGAGTGAAGATATAATCTGGAAGCAGACATTTGAAATGGTAGGCGGTAAGTGCCAGTTTAGCGAAGCTACCTACAATGTTAAAGAGAACCTGCAAGTAGAAGAATGGATACAAAAGCCGGTAATTTTAGGTAATGGTAATAAGTTTTTAGACTTTATTCCAGTTTATATTATCCCTAATAATCCCGGGCTGGGTATGGTAATGGGATATTCCGAACTTGAAGATTTAATCCCGATAATTGATGAGCTTAACCGCAAGTATTCAGATTCCTCCGATGCCCTGCGTTTTGAGATGTTTGCTATAACAATAATGTTAAATATTAAGCAGATTACAGACGCACAGGGCAAGCAGTCAAAGCCAAAAACAAAACCCGGGGCGGTGTGGGAGCTTTTCAGTGCCGGGACAGGTGATGTAAAGCCGGATATATTCAAATTGCAGTCTAATTTTGCATACCGTGAAACCTTGAAGAACCATATTGATGACCTGCGCAATGCAATGTTTGAGCTGTCAAGCGTTATCCAGATAAATCCTGAAATCGTATCTAAACTCGGTAATCTGTCAGGAGTTGCTTTAAAGCTTATGTTTGCTTCCATGATTTCAAAGACAAACAATAAAAATACAATATGGAAACCGAAGCTGGCACAGATGTATACCGATAGCTTAAAAATGCGTTCCATTTATGAGAATTATTCTTATCCCGATGACATTGATATTGAGGTTATAACGCACATGCCTATTCCAATGAATGAAAAAGAAGAAGTGGAGATTGCTACAATGAGGTTGGCTGCCGGACTATCAAGCATAAGGGCTGAAATGGACGCTATGGGAGTTGAAGACCCTGAAAAGATGATGGCGGAAATATTGGAAGAACAACGGGAAGCTGAAAAGAATATACCTAATCCTTATAACGAGGGGATATGAGCTACACCGCAAGAGAATTTGAAAAATATATTAAGCAAAATAGGCTTAACTTCGCTGCCCTTACCAAAAGGCAGGAGCGGGAACTTGGCAGGCTTTATATCCAGTTTGCGGAGATAGCGAAGCTTGAAGCCGATAAAATCGTAAACACGGCAGGACTTACTTACGCACAAAAGCAGAAACTGATAAATAACCTACTGTCAAAGGCAGCGGATTTAACCGATGATTTTAAGGGTATTCTGGACAAGGCGTTACTTGAAGCGTCAAACCTTTCCATAGAAGCCGACAGGGTAATAATGCAGAAGTATCAGATGAGATTATCCGGCATAGGGGTAGATGTGGATTTAGTGAACCTGCTTCAAGGGATCCCGGAAAGTTCAGTAAGGCTTGCATATAAGAGAATTTATGAAGACGGACTTAAACTATCTGATAGGATATGGACGTTAAACAAGCGGACACAGGGCGAGCTTAAACGAATTATAACCGAAGAACTGGCAGCGGGCAGAAGTGCGTCAAGCAAGGTACTGGAAGCCAGATTAAACAAACTCTTATCACCTGACCGTAGACTTATAAGGACTTCACTACATGGGCGCAATGTTTCATTTGACGCGGCAAGACTTCTTAGAAGTGAGCGAGCTATAGCGTGCAGGGAAGCTGATAGGATGTCGGCAATGGCTAACCCGGGTAATAAGGGTATTAAGTGGTTGCTCTCCGGTGCGGAACGAAGCTGTGAAACCTGTATAGGATTGGCAAGCGACGATAGTTATGGATTAGGCCCGGGTATATTCCCGGTTGATGAATTGCCCGTTAATCCACACCCGCAATGTATGTGTACCACTTACCAGATTACATTGTCATCTAAACAGCTTGTAAATAACTGGCAGGAGTGGATGAATAATAAGGCAAGTCATCCGGAGTTGACAGACTGGTATGAAAACGTGTATAAAAGAGGTGGATTACCTAAATTAAGAGGAGCGAATATTAAGAAACAAAAGGCAATAAAGAAATCTACAGATACAGAAAGTAGTACATTATCTACTGTTAAGAAAGAGATATCTTCAAAAGAAGTTAAAGTAAATGTGATAAAAGAATTG